CATCTCTCTCAATGGCATTACTACATTCTTCTCAAATATGATGTAAGCCTGCTTAATATCTGAGCCATTACCTAGTGATCCTGTAGTTCTGATTCCCATAAGTATAGGATCAATAGTGTGAGAGAAACAAATCTGCTCAGTATTTAGTTGTGATGCTTCTTGGAATAGTTTATCATTACCATTAGTAGGTAGTGACTCAATTTTTGGCAGTTGGTCTTGACTATTAGCAAAGAATGCTACAGCTTTACCTGCATTAGCAGCACCTTTCAATCTATCAATAGTATTTCTTATCATGTTTTTCTCCTCCTCAGACTGAGGTCTTTTAGGAAACATCATAGCAAAGGATGGAAATACTGAATTTTGAATGTTACTTTTAGCAAAATATGAAAGCTCGCCACTCAAAAATGCAAAGTTAAGTGCTGAGCTATAGGAAGGGAGTGGATAGAAATCCTGACCTATGCTATCTACCTCATACACAAATAACTGCTCATAGTCTCTAGAGGTAGGAGTATATCTTCTAATCTCCTGTACTCCAATCCTAGATGACCAATCATCACAGATATAGTATCTCTTTCTATCTAAGTTTATTCTAAGTTTCTCAGGTGATAGATTGACAATCTTAGTTAGCTTCATCTTATCATCAAAGCACAGCTTGAAATAAACTCTATTGTGTAGAATCAGTTGCTGAGTTACAGCAGGTACTACCTTTTTAATGTTTAATTTTCTCTCTAGTGTATATAGCTCTAGCTTATCCTGTGGAGTTAGTCTATCTGCTACTATATTAAATCCACCTCCTACAGCTGCGTTCACTTTGTACCCTACAATAGAGCCATGTAATGGTGATGAGTAGTAAATTTGATTGAGTAGTTCTGGATACAGATTGTCCTGTCCAAATGGAATATAGCCATTAGTCTGATTCCTACCATTTACATAGGGGAGAGTTAAGTTAGCACCTCCTACCTTAAGGAATGGAGTAGAGAATGATTGATATCCCTCTACTATTTCATGCTTTACTGTTTTAAAAAAGTCTTTTAATGCCATAATTATTCATAAATTGATGATACTATTGGTCCACTTACTACCATCCTTCCCTCTTCAATCACTACTCCTGTAGAGTTAGCAATAGTTGGAGGTGTGATAGTTGACTCATAGATTTGATATGTATACTGTCCTTTTACTAGTTCCAAATCTACAGGCTCATCCAATAGAAACTGATTGAATCTTTCAGGATAAGCTGAGCTATCAGCAGTGTAGAATGTAATAGGTGCAGACAGCTTGTCCATTTCATTCTGAAAAACAAATAAATAATAAGGATTAGGTATTGTACTTACCTCTGTTAGGGTAAGGATAATCTGATTGACCTCATCTTTTTTAATGTATATCATATAACTATATTATAACAGACTAGAAAAATGTTTAAAAAAAAAGCTCTACAATATGCAGAGCTTTAATTATTAGGGTGTTAAGGTTATGCAATAACTCCATTTACAGCAGCTTCAGTAATTTCCCAAGCCAAATGCTCAGCTTCTGCTAAAAGTGTAACGGAATATTTACTACCATCAGCTCTGGCTGTACCTGATCCTTCACCTGTAGCAGTTAATTGCAGGTCTTGAAAAAACCAATACTTACCATTAGCATCTAATATTATTGCACTTAGGTATCTTTGACCTGATGCTAATATATTGATAGCTTCTGACTTATCTTTGTCTCTTCTATTAAACATAAGAGTAATAGTCTGAGTTACAAATGAAGATCCATTGATTAAATCTACTGCAGTATCCTCTGTATAGTTACCTGTATTTCTATTAATTTCAAATTCAGTATAATCTACAGATGTAGCTAATGCAATTACTTCACCATCTACTGCAACAACAGGATCAGTAGTGATATTCTCTTGATCATTTAACCATATTTTTCTAATTCCTCCGATATTATTATCGCAGGATTTTGTTATTGTTTCTAATGCATCGCATCCTAAAGGCATGATATATGTTTTAAGTAAAGGGAGCTTTCACTCCCTTAGATTTATAAATTAGTTAATTAAGATGCTGAATTGTAGAATACAATCTCATTACCATTAACGTGAGTAAATCCTACTTTCATGTTAGCACGAGTTCTGATTACAGGCTCAGCTACAGTATCAGCTAAATTGATAGCTCTTAATGCTTTACCATCACCTTCAGCATCAAAAGCATAGATAAAATTACCTCTAGGTGAAGCAACGATTGTAGACTTACTAAGCATTCCTGGACATAATACCATCTTAATTCCTAAGTAAGTAAAGTCTAGAGCTTGAGTTAAGTTAGCCTGTGTATTAGATGCAGCAACAGCAGCACGATAAGCAGTTGCTACAGGAGAAGATACATAAATTCGTAACTCTTCTTGATTAGCAATTACAGCAGGAGGGATAGCAGCATATACTGTAGCCAATGTAGCAAGTACATTTCCTGCATTAACAGCTGGAGGTGTAGCTCCACCTACTTCAATTACATTAGCAGCATCAGCTACTAGTGACTTCTTATATCCATCACATAAAGCAAGTGCAGCAGTTTCTGATTCAGTATCACCTGACCATCGTAATTTCTCAATGTTCTCAGCGATTGTCTTAGACATCTCATTCCAATAATAATCCATGAAAGATGCTACAGAGAAATCTCCGTTAGATCCTTTAGTCATTTGTAAAGATACAAAAGACTGCTCTAATTGAAATTGACAAATTTCTGCCATTGCAGATAATCCACAAACATCAATCTCTACAGATGCAAGTTCATCATTACTAGCATTCCATCCACAATTTTCTGCCTGCAATACCTGTCCAAAAACCACATTAGAAATTTTAGTCTTATACTTTACTCCTGGTAGTGTACGATAGTTGTCTACTACTTCCTCATTTAAATAAGCTCGGCTATAGAATGCTTCGCTGTTAGCTTGTAATAATGCAGATGCATCAATGTCCAAGTCAAATTTTAATTTTCTACTCATTTTTTTTGTTTTTTATTTAGTTATTATTATTTAAAAATTTACTTACCATGCAGAATTTATCATGCTGTGACAACTTAGTAGCTTCTACTTCTACTACTTCCTCACCTTCAGACATTACCTCTTCCATATGATTTCTTAAATCAGCTATCATTGCAATAATTGCATTGATTTGCTCATCAATTACAGGTTGTACTATAGCTAAGATAGCTTCAGCATCAGCAGCAGGATCAATAGCCATCTCTTCTATGGCAGGTGTCTCCTCTATTACTTCCTCTTCTACTACTGTCTCTTCTAGTGCAATCTCTTCTGTCATTGCTTCTTCTTCAACAACAGGTGCATCTTTAATCTCGATAATCTCACCGTCTACTACGACATAGATTTTACCCTCAATTAGATGTTCTCCATCAGGTAATTTGTTCATACTATATTTATTATTTAATTGATTACTTAGTTTTAAGCCTAAGAATCCCTCTATTGAGAATCCTATCTGCTCATTCTTTACTAGCTCATTATAGTAATCTTTATCAGTTACCTGAGCTGTTACCATTAATGTGCCTTTAGGTACTTCAATACCATAGCTTGAGTATGCTTTATCTTTCTTAGGATCTTCTACTATCCATGCTTCAAGTACATAAGCAGGTACAGTCTTATCAGTATCATGCTCTAGGTTAAACACATTCCTATTAGTAAGGTCTTTCATGAATTTAGAATGAATCTGCTCAATGGTCTCAGCTGAGAATTGTACATAATACTCATCACCATCTTCATCATTTCTATAGATTTCCATTGGTATCATAGCAGGTGCTACTACTCTATACTTCAAGCTGTCTGAAAAAAACAATTTTTTGTGTTCATCAAATGCTAGCCCTTTAGTAATTATGGCAGGAGTAGATGTCAGAGCAATCTGCTCAATCCCTAACTCTTCACCATCTGAATACTCAGGATCAATAGTTATCTTATAGATAGGTATATCTTTAGTCATATAACTATATTATATTTTTTTTATATTTGTTCAAAAATTAGAAATTATGATAAATTTATTCGGTAAAGAAATCCCCTCCAAGATGGAGGAGCTAACACTAGAGCAGTTCCAAAAGATATCTGCTATCCATAACAGTGATGAGTATGATACTTTAGAGAAACATTGCAAAGTCTTTGAGTACTTAGGTATCACAGAGGATGAGATGGATGTAGACTTTGACTTGTTCTTAGAGAATGTAAGGTTGTTTAATAAAGATAACTACACTAAGAAAGATCCTGTTGAAGAGATAGAGATAGAGGGGTACACTTATAGAGCAGAAATGAAACTCTCAGTGAAAGATAGTAGGATTGTTGAAAAAATAGTAAAAAAAGATAATAAAGAATATATCTCAGATATTATGGCTCTAATGTTCAAACGAACTGACCTATCCAATACTGAGCATTATGATTCTGCACATCTCAAGCATAAAAGTAAACTATTTAGTAAACTTAAAGCAGATATATCTATACCTTACCTTACCTTTGTAACTCATAAAATTACTAGCCATGCAGAATCTCAAGTTACCAAAGCATTGGAATCAGATATCAGTGAGTCAGTTCCTGGAGATCAGGAGTCTGAGCAGTGAGGATGGAATGTTTAACTATCAGATTGATGTACTTTCTGCTTTAACAGATAGCAATATCTCTGACTTTGAGGAGCTAGATATAGATGAGTTAGGGGAATTGACTAAGCAGATTAAATGGGTGCAGTCTGATCCATCTAGAAGGTATAAGAATAAGCTAGATAATTATGTACTCAAGCCATTCAGCAAGCTAAGTCTAGGAGAATTTATAGACCTAGAGCATTACTTCTCTAATAACTACCTAGAACACTTCTGCCATATCTTAGCATTGCTCTACAGGAGAACATCTAAGAATGTTTATGGTGATGATATCATTGAGCCATACAATTACAGCCCTAGAGATAGATTAGATTGGTACTTAGAGTATCCAATTACTGATGTTTATGGTCTTATCCCTGAGTATCTAAAGTATAGAGAGAATTTCACCAATACCTATACTAATCTATTGGTAGATGTGGTAGCAGATGATGAGGTGCTAGAGGATGCTGATGAGATTAAAGAGCAAAAGAAAGAACAGGAGAAGCAGAAATTTGCATGGGAATCTACTATCATGGCTCTATGCAATGATGACCTAAGCAAGTTCAATGATATCCTAAATATGCCTGTAGTGTTAGTCTTTAATATCTTAGGGATGAAAAAGACTTTAGACTAGTAATCTAGCTCTCCATAAAACTCTCCGAATAAAGGCTCAAATGAGAATAGTATATCTCCTCCTCTATCTAGTATGTTAGCTATTTCTAAGATAGGATATTTAGTAGTAAGGTATTCAGTATATCCTCCCCAAATCTCTGCATAGATTCCATCCTCATCTAGTGCTGCATCAAATTGCCTAAGTAGATTATAAGCTCCTATAGTTTGTGTACCATTGTTTAGAAAGCCAAAATAATAAGCTGCTACAATTTGTATCCTTAAATTAAAGTTATCACTAATCTCTGCATTAATTCGTACTGAATCTACTAGAGTACCTGTGTCTACTAAGAAATTATTTCTAAGTACTCTTCTAAGTACTGTAGCCATCTTTCGACGCATTGGATATTTAATATTGTAAGGCATATAACTATATTATATCAATTAAGCATTTTGTTTATATTGCTGTTATTTCCAAAGTCACTTCTCCATTAGGGCAAAAAGTATTGTATACATTATAAGGCATCTCTAGTCTTACCCTGTTATC